TTCATCCATCCACATTGCGGGCGTTTGTTAGAGAGCGCATCGTTGATGGCAAACCAATCGACCTCGACTTGTTCGGGGCATTCATATCAAACACAGCAGTTATAAAGAGGAAAGCGTAATGGCTAATCAAGTAGCAACAAAAAAGAATGCAGAGTTAAGCACAGACTTAATGGACGACATCCTAGAATTTGCGGGCGAGGGCGCGGCCTTTGCCGCGGATGAAATGCAAATCCCGTTTGTTCGGGCGCTCCAAGCTTTGTCCCCACAACTGGGCAAGAAGAAGCCTGAGTACATTGAGGGTGCGGAGCAGGGCGATCTGTTCAACACTGTGACGGGTGAAGTTTGGAAGGGTGATGATGGCGTAACTATCATACCGTGCTTCCAGACCACCAAGTATCTTGAGTTCACACCTCGTGACCAAGGCGGCGGATTCCGCGGCGAGATCAATCCTACTGATCCAGTACTTCAGCGTACCTCTCGTGTTGGGTCCAAGGAAATCCTGCCAACAGGCAACGAGTTGGTCAAGTCCGACCAGCACTATTGCTTGGTGATGGGCGGGGACGGTGCGTATCAACCTGCTGTCATCGACATGAAGTCCACGCAGTTGAAGGTCAGCCGCCGTTGGAAGACCCAGATTGCTATGCAAAAGATCAAGCACCCGAAGACGGGGGCCATGGTTGTGCCTCCGCTGTTTGCTACAGTGTGGAAGATCACCACAGTTGAAGAGAGCAATGACCAAGGCACATGGTTCACGCCTTCTGTTGAGAAGGTCGGGCTTGTAGAGAGCCGCGATCTTATGCTCGAAGCCAAAGCCTTCCGCGACAGTGTCGCTGCGGGCGAAGTGAAAGCTGCTTCAGAGGAGCGTGTCCCAACTACCTCCTCTGTACAACAGGATGACGACATCCCGTTTTAAGCAGCCTCGGGAGTGGCGATGACTGTTGGCGCATTCTCCACGCCACTCCCATTTTTCACAACAGGAGCAGTACATGACACAGGCAAAGAGGTTGCTTGCAGTATTCGTTGGTGCCAAAGCTGCACATGGCACGACAACCGTTGGCCGCATCGGACGAAATGGCAAGGCAGAATCCAAGAGTATGATCGTTCGCTCTCCTTTAACCGAGGAGCTCGTTCAATCCCACATAGATGGGAAGCAAGGCGTTGGCGCGATCCCGATCAATGAAGAGAACATGTGTAAGTTTGCGGCGCTGGACATCGATGTCTATGACCTGAACCACAATGAACTCCAAGCTAAAATACAGAAGCTGAAACTTCCATTGATGCACTGTCGATCCAAGTCGGGCGGCGCTCACCTGTATCTGTTTCTGAAAGACTGGGCTCCCGCAGCAAACATCAGGGACTACTTGACAGAGATGTCTATTGTCCTGGGCTTTAGCGGGACCGAGATATTCCCGAAGCAAGACACAATCATCGCAGAGCGTGGAGACGTGGGCAACTTTATCAACATGCCCTACTTCAACGCCGAGATGCCCCAGCGTTATTGTTTCAATACACACACCGAGGCCCTTGAGCTAGACGAGTTCCTAGATGCGGTGGAAAAGGCCCGTGTGTCTGAGTCCGATCTTGAGGGCCTTCGGTTTGCTGGGAAACGCAAGTACTTCACCGATGGACCGCCCTGCCTTGAGCACCTGTTCGCGGATGGGCCAATTGATACGCCACGCAATACGTGCATGTACCAGTGCGGTATCTATGCCAAGCTGTCGGACCCAGACAACTGGAAGAATAAGTTGGAAGAGTTCAACCGGACGCTGTGCTCTGAGCCGTTGCCATCTGTAGAGGTGATCAACTTAGGCAAGTCGCTTGACCGGAAAGACTTTGCGTACAAGTGCAAGGAAGAACCCTTCAAGAGTTACTGCGACCCGACCCTCTGCGCGAGTAGGAAGTTTGGGATCAGCACCGATGCGCCTGACATGCCCTCGGTTGGAGGCTTGACGATCATGCTGTCCGAGCCGCGCGTGTACTTCATGGATGTCAACGGCGCGAGGATTCAGTTGTCCACTGAGCAGTTGCAGAATCAAATCCTTTGGCAGCGGGCATGCATGGAGCAGATGAACTTGATGCCCCCCACAGCCAAGCCTCAGAAGTGGCAACAGATGGTCAATCAGTTGATGCAAGGTGCTACGGTGATCGAGGTGCCCGAGGAAGCCACGGTTAAGGGTCAGTTCAAAGACCACCTGCAGGCTTATTGCACCAGCCACATCAGGGCTATGGCCCCCGAAGAGATGGAGATGAACAAGCCGTGGACCGATGGGCAGGTGACCAAGTTCAAGCTGGAAGGTTTGATAGAGTACCTGCACCACCGTAGGTTCAAGGTCGATAACCGTGGGCAGTTGATCCAATTGATTAAGGACGTTGGCGGGGACCAAAGCCGAGAAAACATTAAGAGGTCTGACGGAAGAAGAACAACGCTTCGATGCTGGGCAGTGCCTGCCTTTGAAGACGATCACATTGAATTATCAATAAGGGAGATGAACGATGACATCCCATTCTAATAGACTCCTGCGGGTAGGAGAAGTTGCGGCTCTGTTGGGCGTATCCAAGTCGTACGTCTACAAGTTGGCTCAAACAACACCCGACTTCCCGCTACCGATTGTACTGGGCAGTGAGCACAGCAAGCGTTCGTCTAGCCGCTGGGTTCTGTCCGAGATTGAGGATTGGGTGAGCAGCAGACCGAGGGGGAAGGATCTATGATTGACAACTCACTCCTGATCTTGGGGCCTCCGGGCTGCGGTAAGACCTATCGTTTGATCCAAGAGATCAAAACTGCGCTTGCCAACGGCACTCACCCGTCCCGCATCGGCGTCATTTCGTTCACCCGCAAGGCTATCGAAGAGATGGTTTCCCGTGCCTGTGCCGAGTTTGGCCTGACCCCCAAGGACTTCCCGAACATGCGGACCAGCCACTCGTTCGGGTTCAACGGATTGGGTCTTCAGAAGCAGGACGTTCTAAGCACCGAGGACTATGCTGATCTAGGTGATAAGATAGGTTTGACCTTTGAGGGGGACGACAGGACCAGCATTGATGACGGTGTATCCATGCCCACCATTGGTGGATCGGGGTCCCAGTACCTCCAGCTAGAGCACCGCGCTCGGTATCGGATGGTTACATTGGAGCAAGAGTTCAACAAGGAGGGGAACAGGGATTTGTTCTACCCCAAGTTGGTTCAACTTCACGAGCAGATGAACGAGTACAAGTCGGTGATGGGCAAGTATGATTTCGTTGACATGATCGAGAAGTACATCGACATCGGTGATCCCCCTGGCTTGGACTATCTGTTTATTGACGAGGCTCAAGACTTCACGCCTTTGCAGTGGGAGATGGCGAAGAAGATTGCTGAACGGGCAGACAGGGTAATCATCGCGGGGGACGACGATCAAGCCGTCCACCGTTGGACCGGAGTTGAGGTTGATCTGTTCATTCAATCCTCGGACCAAGTCGAAAGGCTTACTCAGTCTTACCGCATCCCAAGGTCTGTCCACCGTCTGGCTAACACCATCTCACGGCGCATCCCTGGAAGATTGCTGAAAGAGTTCCAGCCCCGTGAAGAAGAGGGCTTGGTTGATTACGTCTACCATCTGGAAGATATCCCCGTGAACGAGGGGTCATGGACCGTGATGGCGCGGACAAACTATCAGGTTCGAGAGCTCGCCAAATGGTTTCGGGGTTCTGGGTTTAAGTTTTCCATGAAGGGCTATGCTAGTATCTCAGAGAAGTTAGTCGGGAACATCCTAGCGTGGGAGGATCTGTGCCAAGACAAGACGATAGGGTTGCAGCGGCTGCGCCAGTTGTACACTGCGCTACCCAAGCAGGGGGAGGATGCTGCGCTAAGGCGGGGCGCGACCAAACTGCTGGATGCAATACATCCGGAAGCCGAGGTTGGGATGCAACAACTGCTAGTGGATTACGGGTTGCTAAAAGGAGCGGAGATTTCTGCTTATGACGTACTCAGGGTCAGTGTATCTGAGCGCAACTACATCGATGCGATCCAGCGTAGGGGCGAGGACCTTCTGTCTCCGCCTCGGATCAAACTGTCCACGTTCCATGCGATGAAGGGCGGCGAGGACGACAACTGCATTGTATATACAGCGTCCACTAAGGCATGCGTTGAGTCTCGATACCAAGAGGATGAGCACCGTGCGTTCTACGTTGGCGTAACCAGAGCTCGACACACGCTCTACATATTACAAACCGATAACAAATACAGGTACACATTATGAAACGTGATAAAGTCTTAGACACAGCAAAAGAACTGATCAATGGACAGAGGGCCAAGGACTACGGGGATGCGTTCGAGAACTTCTCCCGCATAGCCACGGGCTGGAACGCTATTATCAAAGAGGCTATGGTAACCCACGGTCATGTGACCGAGCGGCACGTTGCGCTGATGATGGATTGGTTGAAGACAGCAAGGCTCCTTAACGACCTCGACAAAGAAGACTCATGGGTGGACAAGTGCGGATACAGTGCCTTGGGTTCAGAGTTTACTGACCAAGAGAAAGAGATACAGAGTCGGTTGGATAACTATTTGAAGAAAGATACCTGATGCCAGAGAACTTATTTGGAAGCGACCTGCACCACCAGTTCAAGGGCGAGATGGATTTGATCGACTCTGACTGGAACATTCCCGAGTACCCAGACCTGACAGGTTACAAAGAAGTGGCCGTTGATCTGGAAACCAAGGACCCGAACATCAAGACGCTAGGCCCAGGTTGGGCTAGGAAAGACGGGCACATCATCGGGATTGCTGTCGCAGCGGGTGAGTACAAGGGCTACTTCCCTATCCGCCACGAGAATGGACACAACCTGGATCCAAGGATCACGTTGAAGTGGCTGAAGAAGCAGATGGCTGTCCCTGAGATGGACGTAATCATGCACAACGCAACCTACGATGCGGGTTGGATGCGGGCCGAGGGCGTAGAGATCAAGGGTCGGATGATCGACACCATGATTACAGGCGCTCTGGTGGATGAGAACCGCTGGTCCTTTGGCCTTGATGCGATGGCCCGAGACTATGCTGGGATACGCAAAGACGAGAAGATGTTGAAGGCAGCGGCAGCGGCGTGGGGCATCGATCCCAAGGCAGATATGTGGCAGTTGCCCCCGATGTATGTTGGGGCCTATGCAGAGCGCGATGCTGTAGCCACATTGAAACTCTGGCAGGCCCTGAAAATCCAGTTGGATGAGCAGAAGCTGTGGGACATCTGGAACACTGAAACCAAACTAATCCCTTGCTTGTTGGACATGCGAAGCAACGGGGTGCGCGTTGATCTGGACAAGGCTGATCGGAATAAGAAGCTGATCCGCAAGAAGTCGAAAGAGATGCGTCTGCAGATCGAGAAAGAAGCGGGCCTTGAGGTAGATATCTGGGCCTCTGCGTCCATCGCTAAGATGTTTGACAAGCTTGGCCTTGAGTACCCAAGGACCGAGAGGGGTGCGCCATCGTTTAACAAAGCGTATCTGAACAACCATCCGTCCGAGATATGCCAGAAGCTGGTCAAGCTGCGCGAGTTTGACAAGGCTGACAGCACGTTCATCGACAGCATCCTGCGGCACGAGACTAACGGGCGCATCCACACGGAGCTCCACTCCACTCGCAGGGATGAGGGGGGAACGGTCACGGGTAGATTCTCCTCTTCGAACCCCAACCTCCAGCAGATTCCGGCACGGGACAAGGACATCAAGAAGCTAATCCGTGGGCTGTTCATCCCAGAAGAAGGGTACAAGTGGGGATCGTTCGATTATTCTAGCCAAGAACCAAGATTGCTCGTACACTTCGCCGCCAGCGTTGGGGAAATCCAAGGCCAAGACATGCTTGCGGACATTGTCCACCAGTACAACACCGCAGATGTAGACCTCCACCAGATTGTTGCTGACCTAGCTGGGATCAAGCGCAAGGAAGCAAAGGCCGTGAACCTCGGTATTATGTACGGCATGGGCGTGGCAAAGCTAGCGGATCAACTGGGCGTTGATCCAGATGAGGCGAAGAAATTACTACGACAGCACCGTGAGATGGTGCCGTTTGTTAAAGCCCTAGCCGAGATGGCCTCTCGTAGGGCCGCGCATTCAGGGCAAATCCGGACGGTGTTGGGTCGGCTGTGCCGCTTCCACCTCTGGGAGCCCACGACTTTCGGGGCAGGCAAGCCCCTGCCACACGAGGATGCGTTGAAAGAGTATGCGGGAGTTAACGGCATGGGTATTCGCCGCGCCTTCACATACAAAGCACTCAACCGTTTGATCCAAGGATCGGCGGCGGACCAAACCAAGAGGGCCATGCTCGATTGTTACAGCGAGGGATATACTCCTATGCTAACGGTACACGACGAGCTATGCTTTAACATAGATAACCCAGAGCAGACGGCCAAGATCAAAGAGATCATGGAGAACGGAGTCCCGCTAAAGGTTCCATCTAAAATCGATGTTGATATTCAAGATGATTGGGGAGAAATAGAATAATGCAGGTAGAAGACATAAAAGCCTTGGGCTTTCGGCAAATGCACAAGTTGCAGATCGATTCGCTGCTTGACCTAATTGCAGTGACCCTGAACCTAGCCGCCTTGACCCATGATCAAGATGTTATTGAAGAAACCGAGGCCGCTTGTGACGAACTGGTTCGCCTGTTTGGTGGCAACGGTGTCGAGGTATCTATCAATGTTCACTGACCGGGTTGGTTAGCTCGGTCTATAATATCTTGGTTCTTCGGGTCACCTAAAAGACCTGGGGCCAAGGTCCGAGCACGTTGCAACAAGTTCTCTGCGCCACCGCTGACCGCGTCTACCGCTCCGCTGACCGTGGACGTAGCTGTGTCAATGAAAGACTGAGTGGGTTGCGGCGCTCGACCCTGTGGAGTTATTTGAGTGGCTACGGTGTCGCGATATTGCTCCATTAATTCTTTAATAGGTAAAGTTTCCGCAACTCTTCGTTGGTCTTTCACCACAGTCTCCATAATAATGCTTTTCATCAAGTCCTCAGACACTACAATAGGTCTAAATTTATTGGCTAAAATCATTCCGATTTCTTCTTTGCCCATCTTACTGCCTTCAGAAAGTTGACGATAGATTTGACGGTCATCTAGACCCAATAGTTTAGCCGCTTGTACGTCCGCGTACAACGATGCTTGGGCTAACCGCAAGTCATTGTTTGCCGTTTTGTACCGAGCAATAATTTCCTCTTGAGTAACATCGTTTCTTTTTGCAAACGACTTGAAGGACGAACCAAGAGCAGTTCGTGTGCTCGTATACTCTGAGCCTTTGTAGTAAAACTTATCGGCAAGATCCGTTTTCATTTCACGGAAACCTGTCATAATACTAGCGGCTTCTGCTGCAGGAGTATATTCTTCCCCGTACCTTCCAACCTCTCCGGTGACCGCTTTGGTTATCCGACCCGGCTCTAACTCACCTCGACGTTCTCTGTAAAACATTTCCACCGCGCCGGGAGTAAAGCCCCCAAGGATATGCAAGATTGTTTTTGTACTGCGGTCCAAAGAGTTCTCCCCTTCAACAAAGATTTTTGCACCCGTTTTAGAAACACCTCCCCGAAGTGTTACGTCTGCAATTCTTTCAGACAACAATCCTTCAGACAAGAAAGGCTCGCTGAACGTAGACATCGCAGCCACCATGCCATTTGAGATTTGTTTCAACTGAGAGTCTGTGACCAGCCCTGTTTCAGAGTACGCCTGCATAGCCGCTCGAGCGGGGGCTAGCATGAAGTCATAAGGCATCATGTATGTTAGATCAATATAATCAACTTGAGGCTTGCCGTTGACCTCTTGATTCCTGATCGGAGCAACAATGTTGCCCTTCATAAAATATGGAGTCATGCGCTTCAACGCCTCCATTTGCTCCTCAGTAAACTCAGTCATCTCCATCGCCGCTTTCTGAATAGCGACAGGGGTAGCGTATGCCATGCCAATGTAACTGCTTAACCGCTTGGCTCCGATTGCTCGAATTTGGCGTTCAAGAGACTTGACATTCTTGGGCCCAAGTTTTTTAAACAAGGTGCCGTTTGGGTCTACTTTGAAACTTAACTCTCGCAGCCCTTGACGGGTAATGTTTGTAGTTGTCCGCAGTATTTCCGCAGGGAAAGCCATAAAGTTTCCTACAAACGGAATACGTCTGATCATTTTAATGGATTGAGGGACTCGGCTATATGTTGGCATCGTAGACTTGACGATGTCCGTTGACATCAGGTCTAAAAAATCCATGTCTTTTGTGACGTTCGTGGTCCGAGCAGCGAGGCCCGCCCGAGTAAACTCTTCCGCCACATCATCCATTGTAACTGCTGCGGTGTAGAATCCAGAGAACGGGCGGGCCTCGCCTGTCAATTGGGTCACGCCTCCACGACGAAGAGCGTTTGTGTACTTAGCTTTTTCACCGGAATAGCCTACAGTTTTCCAGAAGTTATCTGTCCCAGAGTAAACGTTTTGCGCCCCTCGAATCAAAGGCTGGACGAACGGAATACTATTAACAAGCTTCCCCGATATGTCAGACACTTTCCCTGCAACCTTGAGGTCTGCGCCTTCTTTTAAAAGTTCTCTAAACTCATTGACCACATAGTTCTGGTCCACAATCCCAGCTTTTTGAAGCATGTTAAATGTATCAGCAAACTCTTCGTCGGCCATATCAGCTAATCGTCCTGTGGTTAAACGGGCGCTTTCAAATAAATTCATGTCCCGAGCAACGTTGCCGTTGGCCCCAAGCATGAAGATACCTGAGTGGAAGTTACGGATTTGAGACAGTGGGTTTAACACCGTCTTACTCATTTGAGACAACCCTTTAGCCTGCAACGCAACAGCCAACAACTCTTGCATCGGATCTTGAGTCCGAGAAGCTAGGGTCAAAGAATCTTTTATTTCAACGGGCACATAAGAACCTGTTAACGCACCATATTTTCCACCAAAAGCTACCTGCGCTAGGTCCATATCTTTCTTTTGTGCGTCTGTTGCAAACTCTCCAAGCCGCACATAACCGTTTTCCAACAGCAACTTCTCTTGCTCCGGCCCCGCTACTGATCTGCCGTCAATAGCAAGAGGTCTTGCCGTAGCTGTCGCAAGATCATCCATACTCTTCATAGACGTATTAGCATAGCCTCGGTAAAACTGGTTTGCTGCAATAGTCTGGGACATGTCGCCAACAGTGCGAAAGTAAAGTTCTTTGGGGCTTTTTATTTCACCCATCATTTCTCTAAGCGTGTACGCATTCTCTGGGATTGTTCTGTTTTTTAACATTCCTTCAGCAATTTTAAACAGTGGAACGGGTTGACCGTTTGCACCTTTGTTCGCCTTCTTAACCCCGATACTTAATGCACGAAGAGCCTCATCTGTTTTTATCCCAGCTTCAGTTGTTTGCTTGCCAAGAGCCTTGTTGACTATTGTTGTGGCCTGTTGAACAATAGTCTCAGGGTCTTCTTTGCTGGTCTTAGAGATAGACGCTGCAATTTCGTTGACCGCTTTTTGGTACAGCTTCATGTCAACTTGAAATTCTTCTGGTCTTAGATGCACTTCGTACATCCGACGCAGATATTTACCTTGGTTGTCGGAGAACTGGCGAACCAAAGCTGTCTTTTGAGTCGCGTTCAAAACGTTGTCGGGGGCGTCTTCAACACTCCGCATAAAAACATCGGTCAAGCCATCGACTTGTTGCCGCATGTTTTTTGCCGCAGATAAAACTTGGGCCCCATATTTCTTTGCGTACTTTGCTTCGTCAAGCGTCCCGATCAGAAAACTTTGCAGATCGTTGTAAGCTGTCTCAATGCCTTCTTTTCCTCGGCCAAACAGCTTGCTTTTTTTGACCGTTTTTTTGACTGCCATCTCGAATGCTTGGAATCGTTTCTCTGCATCACGGGTGGTGGCGTCAACAAATCCTTTTACGTCTTCCATGCCTTCGTATATTTCTCTAGGCAAGAGCCCTGCTGAAGAGAAATACTTCTGAAGAGCTCCGCCAGATAACTTCTCAGCAACCTTGTCAAAGCCACGAGTGATAACAGCAGCGGCTTTAGGAACACCAGGGATGTATGCGGGGGACCGAAGGAGGCCTCCAATCACAGGCATCGCGGCCTCAACTGCCACACCAGCCGCTACCCCCTCGACGCCTATTCTAAATTTGTTGCGAAAAATACGGAATGCTTCGTCAGAACCTGTAAGGCCTGTATCCTTCTCCGTTCTTAGCGCATCCGGTAACGCATCGAAGCTGTCGGACATAGTATTAAAGGTTGATGGGGCCACAAAGATATCCGCTGCCCCAGTAGCAAGGGCCGTGGAGCCCGCTAATTTAACACGGTTGCCAAGCATGGTTTTTCCCGCAGCGGATTTTCCAAAAGCTTCTGCAGAACGAGCAAACTTGCTGGCCCCAGGGACTACCTTCGCCCCTTTAGCAGCGGCGTTTGCTCGGCCCAACCAACCCACGACAGGAATTGCAGCGGAGCCAAATGTAACAATGCCCTCGGCCACTTTGCCCGCGGTTCCGGTGGGAGTTAGGTTGAGGTATTCTTTGCTGTCTTCAAAGAACTCTGTTACCTCTTGGGTGTAGTCCGTATCTAACGCTGCGTCCACGCCCAACGCTCCAAGCTCGACAAGGCCCTGACCAATGTTCACGACCCCTGCGCCAATGCCTTGGCCCAAGTCTTGAAACACACCTTTTTCAAACGGGGCAATGGATGCCCGTGCCTGTTCGGCTAGTTCTTGAGCGCCCTCTGAGTTGCCTCCGAGTTCCGCGTCGATTGCTTGTTCTCGGAACTCTTCATATTTTAGTTGGGCCCGTGCTTGCGCCGCCACTTGCCCCGCTCGGGTGGAATCTCCTTCCAACTCAAGGTCGATAGCTCTATTTCTCAGGGTTTCGTATGAGTCCATTAAAACACCTTATCCATTACATATTGAGTTTTGCAGCGGCGGCAGCACGGATCTCTGCTTCGGTGGGTCCGGACTCTTCAGTCAGGATTTTTTTACCTTCAACCGTAGGTACCGCTCCCGTAATCATTGCATTATACGCAGCATCAGCCTGACGAGTTGCATATTGAATATTGGTTTCTCCTGCAAGGGCATCCTTGGGGGGGCCGAAATTGGGGAGACTAGTAAGGCTGTTGTTATAAAATTGGAGGAAGTCGGTAAATCGGTTTTGCCTAAACTCTTCTGGGTTTCTGAGATTCCTAAACCCGCTGCCGTCGCTTTTCATCCCTGCAATTCTCTCAGCACTGGCCTGAGATGCCGCCGCCGCATCTTCAGAGAAGACTTGGTTGATTGCAGCAAGCGTGATGTCTTGATCTAGTTTCTTGTCGGAGGCTTTGCCTTGTTGGATTGTTGCCGAGCCTGCAAGCATGCCGTCCGCAATGTTCTTCAGAGCGTCAGGGCTTTCCCCTGCTGCGACTGCGAAGCCCATCATAGCCATGTTCATCCAGAACTCTTCTTTTTTGTCATCTGGGGTTTTGCCCATAAGATCGGACAAGACTTTTTTCATAGCAACAGTACGCTGCTTGATGTCCATTCCCGTGGTGTCAATCCCTGCGCCGTCCAAGACCGCGCCAGACACTATTCTGTTTGCGTTGTTTGGGTCCTTAGTAACTTGTTCGGCAAGATCAACTGCTGCCCCCGGTTTAATTATGGCAGTTGGTTTTACAACCTCAAATTCCGACCCGCGAGGAGTGGTATTCACATTGCCAGGATCCTCAGCATCTAAACCTAACTCTCCTACGATCTGGTCAACTGTTTTTGCATCGACTGTACCTGCATCTGCACCTGTACCTGTACCTGCATCTGCATCTGCATCTGTCTCTGTCTCTGTCTCATCAAAGGGTGAGGTTTTAAGATTGTCTGCAATGCCCCCAGTTATATCATTATACAAATCAGCCGCGCTCAAAGCAAACGGGGAGCCAGACAAGTCCAGCCCTGATCCAGGTCCAGTAGGCTTCTCCGTACTTGCATCTGGAATTACTTGGGGTCCTGATGTACCGTCAAGAGTCGGAGCAACGTATTTAAAGTCAGGGCCCGTAGTCAAACCCATATCATCGTCCGTAAGATACGGCTGCTCAAACCCAGTAGTCAAACCCATTTGATCG